CGATAAAGAATATAAGATTTAGCTACTTCATTATAGTCCCAATCCATTAAAAGCTCTTCTATCTGATCTTGAATATCTTCAACACTAATTTCATCCCAAATTTGGACTTCATCTACAATTTTTGTCAATACATCTTCCCCAATATGAGTGTTTGTAGACAAAAAAGCCTTTTGAAGCGCACTCTCTATTCTAGTACGATCAAAAGGAACCAGATTTCCATTTCTTTTTCTTACTTTACACATATTTAATTTAATTAAAATTAGTATGTAAATATAATAAGAATATTTGAGATAAACAAATTAAAATATTTCAAGAATTTGTCTCAAGAGAAGAGTTTTATCTACTTTATTAACAACATCTCTAGTATCATCAGTAATAGTTTGTGTCCAAGCATTATAGATATTGAACATATTAGTACTATCGCCTACTTTTACATAATAAGGAGAATCTTCCTTTTCATATAAAAGTTTATAAGCGTCAATAGCTGCACTCGTGGCTAATTTTACTTTGTTTCCTCCTATCAAGGATGCACAACTAAGAGTATTACGAACCCACTTACCTAAATTTTGGTTGATAGCAGTATCGTTATAAGCAACTTCCATTGCTTCTAACTGTTTTAGTTTGTTTCCAATATCTAAAACTTTGTTAATCATTGATTCTACACATGAAAAATCAATAGGAGTCTCAGGTTCTAGCTCCTGAACACACAAATCTGTTGGATTAAAGACGCATAAGTTGGTGCACGCACAGTTAAGGCCCGAAACAAAAATTTTCGATATAGGTTTACGTGTATCAAGACCATATACCATTCCAACAACCCGAACATGGTTATTATAACCAATATCATCAGGTAATACTGCTTGAATATACAGTCTATTATATACTATATCATCAAAGTTTATATCTCCTTCTCGAGTAAGACTTATCTGGTTTGGAAGAATTGCCTGAATCCTAAAGTCATCTGTATATTTTGAAAGTCTATCTAAGAAAGGTGTTACATATTGTTCTGCGCTGTAATACTCCTTACCTTTTATTTTAGTTGGTTTACCCTTTAGTAGTTCATTAATAGTGATGTCCATTCCTCTAAACTTTTTTGAGTATCGTAAAACTCTATCTCTCTTATATCAACACCATACCAATCATCCCAATCATAATGTTGTGTATAAGCACTCTTCCATTCATTAGCAGTATGCTCCGGAGCCATTTTTTGGAGTTTATTCCAGTCTATATCAAAGTCATCTGGATAGGCATCATCATAATCCTCAATAACCTGACTAATCTCATCAATAGATATTCCTGTATTTTCTTTTTCTGGATCAGCTTCAATAGCTGCTTTTAAAGCATCTGCAATTTCTAAGGTTGAGCATATTCCGACAATATGTTCCCACTTATCTTCATACTCTCCTCCATATTCAATTACTGCATATACTTTACTCATTTACAGCTTCATTAGGATTAGCAAGATAAAAATCTAATTCTTTCTTACTTATGCCTTCTAAAGCCATACATTGTGCCTTACTAAGATATTCTGTACCTTTATAAGTTACAGGCTTACAGTTCTTATTTGGTTTATATACTCCAAATGCGTATTTGTTTTGTCCTTTTTTCATAGTTCTAAATATTTTCAAAAGTTCCTCTTATAAGATTATTTCCTATAAATAAATCATAAGACATTCCATAGGAGTTTCGACTGAAATTCATATTACTATAATCTGATGCTCCAAACAGACTTAGAACATTACGATAGTCTAATCTCTTGCAAGAATTAAGTGCATTAGAATGCAAATCACCTTTAACAAAGTGAATATTAGGTCCATGAATATTATGTTCTTCTAACCACTCGTATAGCATGACCTTAGACTTGTCATCTAAGTTAAGTGGCATTCCTCGCTTCATAAAACCGAGATCCTTTCCGTGCATACAAATAAATGTATTACCTTTTTCTTCAAATATTCCATAATATTCTTCCCATAAAGTAGTCTTAATTCCTACAAATTGTGTTGTGATTGTTGCCATTAAAGCTTTATTACAAAGATATTCAAAATTACCTGCATGATTGCCACAAGGAACAGAATATACTTCTATTTCTTCAGCTATATGACTTTTGACAATACTTCCAATAAACCAAAGCATGGTAGTAATAAAAGCATTAGCTTGATCACGAGGATCCATATTTTCAGGTAAGTCGGAATGATCCATCCTAGCCGTCTTTCCAAAGAAGCCAGCGCAATCTATATTATCACCCATTAACACTAAGGTAATCTTATTAAATGGATTAATTTCAGTAACCTTTTTAAGAATTTCAGTTAATCGACGCTTGCACTCATCTGGACCATAGTTTATATTCTCCTTATAAATCGCATCATTACCTACTTTAGCCCCAATATGAAGATCAGATATATAAAGAATAATAGACTTATCTTCTCCTGCTCTATTTCCTTCAATTTTAATTGGATGTAAGTTGTCAGGAACAGTTATAGAGAATTGAGAAATATTTTGTAGTTGCTTTTTTAGATCAATATTCTCTTGTGCATACTTCTTGAGTAGTTTCTCGTTATTCTTAATTAAATCCTCTTCTGCTTTTCTTAAAAAACTATTCTCTTTTTCTCTTAGCTGTATTTCTCTCAACTCTTCTTCACTTTTTTCTTCAATATCGTGAGGAGCAAATGGGGCAGATGCTTTAGTGATATTATAAGCTCTTAATATTCGTTTAAAATCTACAAGGGATAAATCAACGAAATGTCTAGAAATAACTCTTTGAGTAAGAGAATCACCATAATATGAATATAACCGATGAATGGTACTCATTTCAGATCTAGTTAATTTTCCTACAAGAGGAGCTTTATTTTTACGAAAGATCTGATAACTATAATACTTTATATGTCCATTTTCATCACGAATATAAGATATTTCTGCTCTATCATCGGTTTCAACTAAGATTTCTTTATGCCCTACAACCTCATTATACAAATTAAGCAAATGCTTAACTTCATCAGTTTCATTATCATGCTGTTTCTTTAAAGACGATATAGCCCCAGTTATATTATTATAGCTAATTCCACCTTCTTTACAGAAAGATTTAAGCTTCTTTCCACTTTTCTTTACAGCGAGAAGTATATCCGTATATTTTTTTACGGTTGATTGTTTCATTTATTTTTAATTGATTTATTCAATGTTAAGTAAGCTGTTACACTTTATAAACAAAAAGAGGTGACTAAATTAATAGCCACCTCTCTTACAAGCCTTGTTTCTTGAAAAATTATGCTCTTTCTATTCCAAATACTTCATATACACCTACTTTAGTAGACTTAGAAGGCGTATAAGTTGCTGTAAATGCTACAGGTTCACCCTCAACTACTTGCTTTGTGTATGTGCAAATAAGATTTCCTTTATAATTCTTATCAGTATAAAGTTTCTTTGCAATTTCCTTAGCTTTAGCCTTAGTTTCATCAGTATGAGCAATTTCTGAACCTGTTTCCTTGTCAATCAAACTATAAATAGTCTTATACTTACGAGCACCTTTCTCATTCTTTACATCCTCAATTGTATAAGGACGCTCACGAGTATCTGCAACAGCAGATTCAACTGTAATAGAGAAACCTACACCAGTAACATTCTTAGACTTCTTAGCAATATAGTCAAGCATGAATTGCTTTTTGTCAGCGTCAGTAACGCCATTTACTTGTTTCTTCTTCCAGATCTTATATGCCTGTGTTGCATCACCCATAATATCAAATGGTGCCTTTGCAAGTGCTTCTTCTTTAGTTGCTCCAGTTACTTCAAGTCTCTTAAAATTCATAATTTGTGTACTCATAATTCAATAAAAAGTTTAAAAACATTAATTCATATTAACATCTAACATACAAAATTACTATATCTTATTAAATTCTCAAAATAATCTGTAAAATTATCTTAAACTTTTTTATCTATACCTCTGTTTCTCAAAGAAGGTACTGCAAATATAATATATTCACTACACTCTCCAAAATAAAAACAAAGATTTTTATCTGTTAAACAGTGTTAATTACACAAATTTTCTGATTAGAACGGAAGACTATTTGATAATAGCTCCCGTACTTTTTTAGGAATATCCTTATTATTCAATCCAAAAGTTGGAAATTGCTTACATCCATAAGCAAAATCTGAGCATACTACAGATAATCCTCTTATTGTTTCCTCTGGTAAATCATTCCCAACTATCTTTTTTATTACTTGATAGCAGGTTACAGTAGGATTTTTCTTGCTGAGGTTAAAAGTTAAGTAACCTATCAAAGAAATAACAGCAAATTTGGAGTTAATATCAGTTCCCATATATCCAAGGGAATATGGGCTATAACCCCTTTCTAACTCATCCAAATCTATATCCTTTAGAATAATAGTATGCTACTAATCTTAGTAAGTATTTGAACTCATTAAACCCTTCCATAAAATCCTTTTTGCTCATAGAAACTACCTTTGTATAGTATTGTGGTATCGTTGATACTACTAAGAAATTCCCTCTACAAATAGGGTTTTCTATATTGTAGTACTTCTTAGCACAAAGCTGTAATAAGTATGTGTACATCATTTTGTTTCATTAAGCTCGTTAAACTTAATGCTTGGGGCTGTATGTTACCATACAGATCAGATCATGTCATTATCCTATTAGGATATTTCCTATTTCGTTTCACTTGAAACTACGTCTTTCGACTGATCGTTGAACATTTTGTGATAAATTTGTTTTACTTTTTGTAAAAATTGATCTTTAGTATAATCTAATTTCATTCGATTACATTGTGGGCAACAGGATACACAATTATCAATAGTATATCCTTTAGAGGAATCAATTCTATCGATTCCATTTACATATACTAATTTATCAGAAGTTTTCCTTTTTCCTGATTTGTTCCACATATTATCAGCTGTAGGAGGTTCACCACAATAATAACAGTTTCCATGTATGAGTTTAGAATATTCTTCTAAACTCAATTTAAAAGGTTTCTGTTGTCTAGTAGGATATTTCTGATTATCTGCAATAATTTTACTAGAGTAATAAGAATACATTCTTTCTTCAATAGGAGCATACATTCCTATTTTAGTCCTTCCAAACGCAGCCTTTTCAGAATAAGGGTGTTCACAATAATAACAGGTATCTTTTTTATGTTTTTTCATATTAGTTATTAATTGAGATTGTTCCTTTCCACATTTTGTACATCGAACAATCCATTCATTACCCTTAACTAGTCTAATTAACTCATAGCAATTACCTATTATTTGTCCAGGTTTATATTTTCTAGATTTGTGAACCTCGGGTTTACAATATTTACAATATTGGGGAGATTCTCGTTTATAATCTAATAATCTAGATCCAGAAATTTCAAACTGCCTATGGCAATTTAAGCATTCTATAAGATATTTGTTTGTACCTGAACCTAAGTAACCAATTACTTTCAAATTTCCATAAATAGATCCATTTGGGTATGTTTTAGAATTAAAGAGAGCACCACACTCTTTACACTTATCTAATTTTTCATATTTATGAATATCTGACCGTACAATTAAAAATTCTGCGCCACATTTAGTACATTTAACTTTCCATCTTTGTGTTTCTGGAAACTCTTCAATGAGTTCTAGTGGTCCTACAATAAGACCTTTGTAAAATTTTTTATCACAACTTTGCTGCAAATTGTCCATAACAAATAATTTTAAATTTCTTTTTTTAATCTTTATTATCTAACTATATACAAATATAATTATATTTTAAGATTAATACAAATAAAAATTTAAAATTTTTATTTTGGAGTTTCTTGCAATTAAGGAAATTTTCTGTTAATATTATTACTAACAGGGGCATTAAAGTTCACCCAATTCGCGTCTATAGCAGTACCTGTCTATGCTTCCACCCTTACAATTGAACTCAGATAGTATTTTACCTATAGTTTTAATGTCATTGACAACTATAGTATTGGTTTCTTTATCAATTGTATAGTTATCCAGCTTTGATTTTAACCTTAGAACAAACGGATCTATATCAGGAACCTCAACTGATACATCAAGGAGTATTGCTTGTTCATTTTCTGATATAGGGTCTTCAAGCAATCCTTTTGGATGTAATAGATTCTGAATTGCTTTATTCTTTTCTATTGCACTTACACACTGTTGTACTTTATCTCTTCCTCTCGGATCAAGGTAAATAGGAGTACTTGTTAGCGTAGAACTTTCTTCATACTGCTTTCTGTTTCTCCAATAAGCCCCACATTTTGCAAGAAGCACATCAATTCTATCTTGATTCATCTTTCCCTTATAATAATCTATCTTGTCAGAAGCGTTTACAATTACTTCCGTTATTAGATTATCGTTTAGAAAGTCCTTATACAACTCATCAGCCATATATCCTGCCTTAGACGTAGGTCTGTCAGCACTAGAACACATATGAAACAGCTCTGGCTGCAATATAAGCTCATGAACGGCACTCCCTACGAGTAGACTATCAGAATAGATGTTATGTTTACCTAATCCTTCAAAGAAGATTTCAGGGCTTCCTTCTTGTTCTGGATTAATTAAAGATAGACGAGAATTGCTGATATATCCTCCATATTTTTCGGAGAAATACTCAGCGTCGTCTATCTTCTCTAACCTTAAACTATCAAGAATAGGAGTTATTTTAATTTCCTCTAGAGATTCCTTGCTTATAGTCATTGACTAATTTGTCAAATCCAGCAATTATTTCTCGCCATATATCAAAAGCCTGTTCAATTTCTTGTAATTGTAAAGTATATATACGACCTACTGGACCCCAATCTTGATTATTTAAAGAGTCCATTAAAAGGCATGGAATACCCTTACTGTTTAAGTCAATAAAGTTCTTAATTGAATCATCTACAAAGACATCAACTCTATGTTTAAGCACGTCTGCTTTACTTAGATGATAGCCAGGAATTTGATACAATGGACTGTTCAATCCATGCTGTTTTAAATACTTTTTTGTCCATCTTTTATTATTGACTCTGGCACTACAAAACAACCTAGGCTCAAAATCTGGAAACCTTATTATAGGTAAATTAAGCCAGAAATCACGTTCTTTAATTAAGATGTGATTTACATTTCGACTGATAGCCCAGTCACATTTTGGAAAATGTCCAAATCTTTTTAGGTATCCAACGGAGAATGAACAAATAGTGTCATCTACGTCTAAACCCACTCTTAATCTCATAATTCTTCAATGTCCGTTATTTTACCAATTAAAATATCCTGTTGATCAAGGTCTGAAATAAATTCATGATACTCTAAGCTGTCAGAATAATCAGAAAACTTATCCATTATCTTATCTTGACAATCAGAGTTTGAATTAGCATTAATAACTAAGTTATACACTTCAGACTCATTAATATCACAAACAGGAATAATATACTTATTCATTACTTAAATGGTTCTCGTGATAGCACTTTAATAATTTATAAAAGAAATCTACGTCTATAATGGCAACTTGACCCGCACTAATAGTACCTCCTTCTGCAGATTTTTTCCAAAGAAGTGCAAAATCTCGTGGGTCTGTACACTCACTTCGAATCTTAAAGAAGTTAGGGAATACTCCCAGATGCTTAGCTTGAATAGCTACTTCTAACTCTCCAGAAGGATCTGCAATATCGACCTTATTTGCATCTAATTTCTTTGACTCGCCCGCAGAGGTACAAACATTTTCATATCCTATCTCTTTGAGTCTCTTGACTATTTCATACTCCCAGTCTCGGCCCTTAGATTTGGATTTTTTGGCTCTATAGTGCCTAGCAGTATGATCATCTAGCCATTCAAACAAGGTTCCATCTTTTCCACCAGTTCCAGATTTATTAGCCCTAATTTTAATAGCAGCTACAGAAATTCCTGTTCCTAGTGAAGCCTCTTCTATAGAAGTAAATTCTTTCTTTTCTCCGTTCTTAAATGTAGCTCTTACTGCTGTATTTAAGTTCTATTTCTTAACCATAAAATGAATTGTTTAATAAAATTTAACGTTTCTTTCCTACCAAATTTCTTATAAAAATCAGAAATATCTTTTGCTTCATACTTTTTTGGAATATAAGCATAAGTTAACTCAGGATGTTCATGTCGTATCTTAGCCATATTGTATAATCCAGGTCGATCATTATCATAGAATACTACTACTCTTTTAAATCTTTTCTTTAATTCTTCCAACATAACGTCAGGAATAAATAAATTCTCAGAATTAGGAGCAATAGCAGTAATACCACAAGAATACAGACACATTGTGTCTTTCATAGACTTTGTAATTACGAGTAACTTTCCTTGTTTAGGAAGCTGGTCATAACCTTGAATTTTCTTAGCTGGCCAATTAGTTAAGAATCGATATTCCTTTCTCTTAGGAAAATAACATCTCCATAACTCATTACCTTGATACTTCTTACCATAATATCCAAAAATTGGACACTGTTGTTGTGATTTAGCACACAAGTTTCCATTTAAAAAAACGTGTTTACAAGAATATACATTAAATTTCTTTAATATATCTTCTGTAATTCCATATTTAGCCCACCACTTTAATTCCAACTCTGAAAATGGTTGTATTTCAACTTGGATCTTTGCTGATTCTTTTTCTTCAATTTTAATAGGATTTAAATTAATCTTTCCATAATTTCTTCGGAGGTCATTACTTTTTACTATCCCAAAATCATTAGCAATAATGCGAAGAGATTCCCAATAATTACAGTGATACAGTACTTGTACAACTCCAAATATGTTTAGATATTGTCCAGTAGCAAAATCCTTAAAAATTAACTCACCCTTTCCATTCCTGTATAGACTACAAGTTGGTAGATGATCCTGCCTTAGTGGACTTCTAAACAGTTTTTTAGAAATTGGAACTCCAAGATAATATTCCATAATTTGCTCTTCAGAAAATTTGGAAAGAATTAATTTCTTTGTGATTTTAACTGGGAATGTAAAGTCCATAATTATAATTTCTAACTAGCAAAGTTAGTAAATTCCAGTTAAAATTCAAAAAGTAACTATATTACTTTTTTATATTAAAGCAGACTCTCAAAATCTATATCTTCAGAGCCTGCTGAAACAGTGTCTACACCATTAGCAGCTTCGCTTCCCATAGATGTTGGTTTAGCGGAAGCATATTCTGCTTTTCTTGTTTCTTCATAAGCAGAGAAGAATAACTTATCCCCAATGAAATTATCACAAGTAAATTTCTCACCTTGTTTATTGATAGCAACGAATTTAGGAAGAGCTGCTTCTACTGTTCCGTTGCGAGTTCTACCAGCTAATTTCAAATGAGTTTCCTTACCCTTAGCTGCATCAGTAACTTTGATGAAAGTTTTAACAACATCATCAAAAGATCTAAACTTGGAACTAAGTTCCTGCATCTTCTTAAAACCTTCTGGATTCAATACCTCTGCTACTTGAGCAATAAAGGTCATAGTTCTATCAAAAGAAGATGCTCCTTGATATTCGTGACCATCCTTACTGGTATAAGTTGGACGCTTATCATCGCCATCCTTAGGATAGAATATTGATTCCTCATAATATCCATCCTCTCCCTCAAAACGAACCCTAAGAATGTCATATACGGCACTAGGATCTTTCTTACCTTGTATAGTTTCCTTTTTAGCACCTGCAAACTTTACAGGATAGATTCCCCATGGTTTCAGTCTTGGTTGTGTGTTAGAGGTTGCTTGTGTTGTCGCTAGTGATCCGAAATTAAATTCTGACATAAATTATTATAAATTAAAGTTAAAAAAGTTTGAGTCTATCTCACTTATCTGTGCATCTTTGTCATCTATTAATTCCTCTAAATTCAAATCTACATCTTCTTCATCAAGTTGGATATTTTCATCGCCTTTTTTCTCAATTACTACTATATTATCAGAGGTAAGCATAAATAATCCTTCTTTATTTGGGTGAGTTACTACCCCAAATTCGTTTCCAAATTTAGATAGCTCTTCCATTTTCTTTCCTCTATAAATAACAGTATTGTTAGAGGATATTTTATTACCTCCATGAGTACCAAAAGCTTCATCCGACCCAATTATTGGTGTTATACCGTTTTTAGACTCTTCATACTTAATATCAAGTTTGTCTCCAGCTTCTATCCCCATTAATTGAATAGCTGCTGAATTGAGTCTATATTTATTTTCTTCAAGGTATAGAGTAGGTTTGTTACCATCATCTTCTACCTTTTTGGTTTTCTTCTCTTTCATAGGAGATTTGGAAACAATTTTAGTCTCTAAAATTTCTCCTGTATCAGTGTTGACCGATGCTTCGTACGTAATGGTAAACTGATGCTTAGCTATCATTAGTCTTCTTCGTTATATGCAGCAATACGATCAATTACCATCTGCAAATCATTATCAATATATATCTCATCAAATAATCCCATAGGAGACTTAGCAGTGCAAGTTCCATCGGAATTAGTGATAAATTTATAGGCTGCATTACCATCGTCATCTCTCTGTATTACAGTAAAGAAAACATAAGTAAACAGACCTTCCAAAGTTATAACAGAATTCAACATCTTGCCTAATGTCTTCATCTTATACATAGGTGTAACATTGTCTCCAATATTCTCACTATGGGTAAGTATAACAACATTAAGATCGTCACGCATATTCATCGCAGATTTAAGTACCTGATAGGCATGCTGTGCGATATCCGTGAATTTATCGTAGCTCTTCTCCTTCGCTCGGTCCATGGCCTCGAAACCCATCACATATTGATAATCATCGATAACTACAGTGGTTATTTCAGGCATCTTCTTATCTACAATCTGTAAAATCTTACCTATTTGATCAACGTTTGCAGAAGTATAGAAATTACCCTCAAGTTTACCATCTTTGATAGTAAAATTAGGATATTTTCTTACTGCACCTTTTATCCCAGGCCGCTTTCCTGTTGTGGAAATAATAAAAGTTTTATCGGGATTTAAATTACGAACACTTGTTGTTTTTCCACTACCTGATTCTCCAACTACTGCTAATAATTCAGCCATTATAATATAAATTTAGATGTTTGATTAACCTCATCTTCTAACTTTATGTCATCTTCAGACTCCTTCTCTAATAAATAATAAGGACTCTTATATTTTTCATAATCATATATTTCATCTGGTTTAGGAAGTTCTGCGTAATGAGAGCAATCACCATAAAAACCGAAAGGAATCCATATATCGGAAGTACCAAACCTACTCTTTAATAAAAATATTGCAATAAAGCTCTGTTCTAATACTTTAATGTTATATTTTTTATAAGTAGAAAGTTTAAATTTATGTGGACTATGTAAAGCAATAACAACCTGACTATCCTCATATAATGCTCCTGAATCTTTAAAATCATTTGCCGAAGGATCTTGCATAGATTGCTTTAATCTCTCATCACTATTAGCACTTCTATTAAATTGAGAAACATGAATAGGTGATACAATCTTAGTAGTATTCCTTAAAATCACAGAATCTCTGGAAATTGCATCCATCTCATCCTTTTTAGAGCGACCGCTTGTTGCTTTTACTAAAGATACGTGATCAATAAATACTCCTAAAATTTGTTGTGGATTATTTGGATAATAAGCACCGTTATCCCAATGTCCAAATCTTAGAAGCTGATTGCTCATAATATTTAGATATTTTTCCTCTGTTAAAGTTCCATCATAGCAAGTTATTCTTTTATCCAATTCATCAATAAAAGAATCACATTGCTTTATGAGGTTATAATGCTCATCAGATAAGATTATATCAGCTCCTCTAGAAAATATCTCCTTAAATCTCAGCTCAATACCAAAGTTATCAAAGATATACATCGAGATTAATTTAGCATAAACCTGTGGTTTAGTCATTTCTAAGTTAAACAAAATCCAATAAGGATCTCTTTCAGTACCGTTTCCGTTTAAGAAATTTATAAGCGGCTGGTATAAAAATGCCCAGAGAGCATAAGTACTTTTTCCACTTCCAGATGTACCACCTATTAAATAACTAGTTCCAGGAAGGAACCCATCCATATAAGTTTCTAACTTTTTTGACCCTATGGCTAATCCTATATTATGCCCACGTCTGCCTTCTTCTACGAGTTGATAAAATTCTTCTTTCCCAGTCATTATAACATTTTAACAGCGTTGTAATTAATATTTCCAGAATCTCCATTTCTAATAGCTTCTAAATCTACCCATCCATTATTTATAACAAAACTGGACAGTGAACATGAAATAATATTACCTTGTTCTTCTGCCCAGTTAACCAGTTCTATTATATGACTATGTCTTTCCTCATTCCATTTAATACTTCTTCCATATCTAAAATAGCAGTCTTCTAAAGAATTGAAATGTTTGGCAACAGTTCGCAGTGGAACCAAACTTCCATTAATTGTAGCAAACTGCGGATATGCTTCAAACAATTCCTTGCCCATCTCAAATGAGCTTCTATAGATATTCTTTACAAAGTTCTTATTTAGGGGAATAGAATAAGGATCAAATGCTTCTCCTTCATTTGGAACTTTGAACTGCTTCAGAATCACTCCCTTATTCTGTAAGGATAACAACACATCCCTTAAATGAATATCACAAGATCGTAGAGCTTCTATATAAGATTGGAATGAATCCTCATTCTCTTCGTCTTGTAATAATAGCAGAGTTTGTATGAATAACAATTCATTCGGAGTGATTCTATATTTTTCAAGGACTGCTATCTCCTCGTCTAAGTTTATTGTTAAATTTTTCAACTAAAAGTTTAGATAATGATTTTATTATACCACATCTAAACTGTAAATAGTTATTCCGATTTCTCGGTGTTGTCAGTTACATACGTCTCTTCTTCCTTAATAGGAAGTTCATAACTTTGCATAAACTCACTTACTAGCTCGTATATCCTGTTTGATACTTTATTTACATCGTACTTCTTGTCTTGATAATAAAATTCTTGTGATTCTTTATTGTAAGGTAATTTTTCTGTTACTGCAAGAAGTAAGATGAGTTCATTCATTCTCTCGTTTATCATTTTCTTCTAATTCTTTTCTCAATGCTCGTAATCCTCTTTTATTAAGAGAAAAGAGCTGTGTTTGTATAGGCAGTCGTAGAGGCTCATATACGTCTTCTGAGTCATCTTCCTTGCTTCCATAAGACTTTGTATGTTTCCACAATTTTGAGTCCCTAGTCCAACCTCCAGAAGCAAATAAGGCTGTTTTTAGATTATGATGGTAATATAAATAGTTAAGAAGAAACTCCCAATAATACATATCACCATTTTCTATTTCTCCTAATTCACCTTCAAAAGTAATGTTAATTGTAATACAGAATCCAATTCTCCTAAAGAAGAGTACCCAAATAATAGGATTTCGTTCATGTCTTGGACTACTCCACTTATCTTTCCACATTACGTCATCAATATATACATCGATAATTTTAGCTATCCTTCCATAAGAAGCATACGGACAAATATTGATTCCATGATCGACATAATCTCCAAATTGAGTATGTATTTTTCTTCGGAAGATATTTCCTACTTTATGAAAGTGAAGATGAGGTACTTTAAAGTACTTTCTAGCTTTCCACCAAGTTTTGAGAGGATTAAAGATAATGAAACTAAAATAATTATTCATTCTGTTATACTAAATTTAATTTTAAATTCGTTCTCGTCAAGTAATTCACGTCTTGCTTTTAAATCTCCTTTCCAAAAGATCTGCGGATTAATTACAAATTTCCCTTTTTCTCCTGAAATTAAGCCTAATGTTTTTAAAGTCTTTAATCCATTAGTAATAGTATTATTAGTAACACCTAATTTATTACTAATCTCTTTCCTCACATTAGCAGGTAATAGTACTGTTCCAGTATTAAACTCAGCGTGTTCACACATCCAAGTTAGTAGCTTTCTACTTGATTCTGCGGAGAGCTTATAGTAAGGAGCAATAAAATCAATAAATGTCATATAAAAAGAATCCTCTTTAATCTTTTCTTTATAAACCTTACTACTTTCTGTTACTAAAATTTCTCCAGTTTCTTTGTCTACTACCTGTGTTTCAACCGATTGTACAATTTTCTTTCCCATAATATAAAATATTTAAAGTTAAAATTTTCTTGTACAAAGATAAGAATATTCTAGTAAAAATCAAAATAAAATTTGTACAAAATTTTTTGTATTATTGCTTCCCCAGAATGTATTCATACGATCTGTCCTTGTGAAGACACGCTCTGTCATTGTACTCAAAAACTTGTAACCAATTGGAAATCAAGGAGTTATAGAAAATCCTCTATCTTATCTTATTGAAAAAATATGCACTTTACTTGTGATTAAAACCTAAAAGTAAACTCCTTAACTTTTTTAACATAAGGCTTTGGTTCCTTTCCTACAAGCACTGCATCAAGACCTTCTTCGTCAATAGTTATATAAGAACTATGTGCGTGACTCTTTCTAAACCACTCTTGTTCTACACTATTCTTAATTATTAAGTTAAAGATCTCCGCTTGTTTACCTTCTTCAAACCTAACAACTCTACCACGTCGTTGTGTTGCTTTAATTTCACTAGAGTCAATTCCAAGCATGATTGCTACACTTAAACCCCGACAATCCATTCCTTCGTTGAGCTTAGCCACGGAGTTTAATACTCCGGTTGTCTTTTGATTAAATTCTTCAAGATTAGCTCTTGCTTTCTTTTTATTATCTTTTCCTGTATATACTTCACCAATGCCTATAGCTTCAGCCATTTTAATATTGTTAGAAAAAGTAATAATCTTTGAAAAAGGTCTTGCCTCAATGATTTTTCTAGCTACCTCTATCTTCTTGGGATGATTGTTAATAAACTTTTTCCTAGCTTGTAATACCTGCATGAATCTTTGAGAATGGAATGTAATGTTCTTGAACATCTGTTTCCTTTGTTCTTCAGTAGCATTTAGTCCACACATTTCATCTCTTAATTTAGCTCGTTCAATAAAACCATTTTTACCCAGTAAAGACATGATCCTATTAAAATCATAGGAAAAGAACTCAAAGTGAGATTGAAATTCTTTATTTAATTGCTTCAAAGTATCAATATCGTCTACATCTAACAATACTTGATACTCTTTATAAGAGGCTATCCATCCATTGATCAATGCCTCCTCTAGAGATATTCGATCAATGACTGGACAATACTTTTCCATTACCTCTTTATGCTTCTCATCTAACCTTTCAAAGGTGGCAGTAAGTCCTAAAACCCACTTATATTTAATATTAGTAAAGATTTGTCTGAAGCAGATCGAATTTACTCTGTGCGCTTCATCTAATACTAATATATCTGTTTCATATTTATGTGTAGCTGCAGTATTAACTACAATTACCTCTCCATTCAACCCGTATCCAAGAGAATCTATTTGTGCTGTCCACTGATCTTTCAAATTATCAGTTGGAACAACTACAATAAATCTTGTTTTTGGATACTTAGACAGAAAGGACTTTAAGCATTTGAGGGCACCTATTGTTTTGCCGGTACCAGTTGGCCAAACAAAGGTTCCACAACACTTATGTTTAATCCAAGATATCCTCGCTTCTTCTTGTCTTTGATCTCTTGTTTGCATAATTAATTATATCACAAAAATAAAGCGACCAAAGTTTCCAAGTGATCAGTAAGGAAATTAATCTTTAGTAAGATCGATTCCACGGCTTTCAGCTACTAACTCAATTTGCTTACTTCTCTCTTCCCACTGCTCTATATGATAAGAAACTTCGTTTTCTAGCTTAAATAAGACCTTATCACGAAGAACAGTTAGCTGATCAGTAGTTAATTCTGAATATTTCTTTGGATGCAAGTTAACCATTGCTCGCAGTTCATTAAAGTTTAAACCTGATGGTTTAACTGTTAAACGAACAGTATTCTTAATATTAAGGCGTTCTTTGATTACTTCTAACTTACTGCGAGTATTTCCATCTTTATCTTTCTCATCAAATTCTTTCATCTCTTCTGGAGTAAGATAAATTCCAAGATTTAAGATGAAGCTAAATGTAATATGCTTATTATCGAAGCACCCTAACATATCCAGGCACCCATTGAGAACTTCATCTATTGAAATTCTTTCAAACTCTCTAGGTAGTCCACCTGTAGCAGCAGCTATAGATATATTCTTCAATTCAGCAGAAGGAAAGTCCTTCTTGTTAGCGTTCATATACTTTCTTAAATCTTGTATATACAAGTATCTTGGATAAGGCTTACCATCTGCACAAATGGCACCAGATTCCAACTTACGAAGGAACAGTTCTACATTACATTTTCTTCTTTGTTCTCCAATAATATCTAGGAGAACGTATCTTCCAGGATTTAACTTATCAGTACTATATAGCATTGATTGACAATGCTTATAAAATGTCTTCAATTGCTCAGGAGTTGCATCTACTAGTCTTATTTCATCCTGAGTTCCATCAGATTTTCTAGCTAATTTCCAAACAAATTCATTAATGTCATTATTTTTAGCCTCTATAGCTGCTGCAAGTTTATCACCTATTTGTGTCATATTAAATATTCTTATTCATACTATTAATTTTAAAATTAATCTATACTATAAACTTATGAGGTTCCTTTTTCTCTACGAACTTTATAAATTGAATATTATTATAATTATATGGAATCATTTTATTTCCATCAAACCATTTATCAATTCCAGCTCTAATTTCAAAGAAGTCTAAATATCCAACCTCACCAATCTTTATCTCTCTATGGTCCCAATTTGGAAAGCGGGTGCACATTATATATCTTGTTTCTTTAGCTACATCACTATCTAAACACTCAAAAACATAAGTAATATAGCCTAGAGCATCTGATTCACTCGCTACTAACTTCCCGAGGATTGTCATGCTTCTCTCTGTAATAAGTACATCCGTATTTAGCAAAATCTGACTTACACTTCTTAATTCCGTCAAAACATGGATACTTATTACACATAGAACAAGACCTCTTAGGGAATTTAAGCTTAACTCCAAACTTATCCTGTTCCATTATTTTAAAAGAAAGAATAACAAAAACCCAACACTAACAGAAATTCCACCTATTCTCCATACTAAAAGAGCTCGATTCTTTCTAGTAATTTGACTAGAAAGTTTCTTTTCTCTTTCTATAGACTCCTTATTAAGTCTATCATATTCTAGTAGTTGTAAGCTTTTTAAAGAATCTATCCTAGAAGTAACTTGATTACTTAACCTATAGTTTTGAATCTGCTCGTTTAATAACTTATTCTCTACTAATAGCTTTTTATGTTCTAGAAAAATTAAGTTAGTTTCCTTCAGCTCTTTGTAAGTTATTAGTACTGTCGAATCTGGCTCTATTCCACCTAAGGTAGTCGCGAAAGAAGGTATAGTCAGCATTAAGAGTGTTATTAATGATAGTGCTAACTTCTTCTTTGTACTGTTTATCATTATTTTGAATTAATATTTGTATTGTATCAATCCTAACTCCAATTGAGTCCTTGGTCTTCTCTAAAGTAGATACTTCTACCCTCAGAGAATCTATTTTTTCAGTGCTAGGGGCAGATGTATTAGAATTTCTATATAGGAAAAGTCCTAATATTATGTTACAGATAAGTGAGAGAACAAAAATTATTCTAACTGCTTTATGCACTTTTTCTGCTTATTAATCCAATTAAGATAGGTATTAACGTTATCAAGGAATTTTGGATTCTTAGCTATGTTATCTACAATAATTTTCTCAACCTCAGTAAATCCGTTCTTAATTCCTTCCATTTCTTTGCACTTTTCAAAGCGAGCTTTAGCATCTGCATATCCTGCAATATACTTTTCGGGATTAGCTTTTAGATATTCAGCTTCCTGCTTAAGTAAAGCACGAACCATTGTTGTATTAATTAAACCTCTATAACTTACAAATACAACAGGATCAGATTGTTTTGCTCTGCCTAAAGCTTTGCAAATACCAACTTTTTCTATAAATGTATCTTCTGGATTACAAATACTTAATCCTAATTTAAGACCTTTAGAAACAGATCCAACTAAATCTGCATTAACTCCATCACTTGTAATAACATCACATTCATAAGGAAAATCTTCACTGATTGCAGCGATAACAAAGTGATGAAGTCTGCCAGAATAATCAACGAACTGATCTTTTAGTAATTCTACGTGTTCCATTTTTAACTTTTGGTTTAGTTGGGACAAATAAAGGAAGTCCCATTTCCATAATAAAGCCTTCAGGTGCTCCAAGTAAAACTATTTCTTTAACTATCTTATACTCCTTAAAGTCCTTTACTTTTTGATCCTTCTTAATCTTTAGGAGTTTATCAGATTTATAGTATTTATCTCCAAGAAGACAAAATCCATTTTTCCAATATTTATAAGCAGATACCTCGTAGATAAAACAAGGAGCTATTTCAATACAAGCCCCGTTAAATACGTACAGGCCAGAAAGGGAGTTCGTTTGGTTTGTAAGTTCTTCCATTATAATAATACTTACTTACTACTGACTCTATACAATTAGTTTTCTTATTCACTATGCAATATCTGCTAAGAATATCACTAATTTGATGCTGCCAGCAAATAGTAGAATATGTCGTATGAGGGAACTTTCGATTTTTCTTTAACTGAATAATTAGCTTAGCTCTCACAGGAATTACCCTCCTTGAGGATATAACCGAATGCATCTTACCCTTATGTTGACTTTTCATACTAGCTATCAGTTTCTTTTCCTTTAGAGTCTTTGTCCAAACGCTAGGATCTCTTGGAACTGCCTTTGGGGGTCGTATACCTAATTCAACCATTAGTGCATCATCGTGCACATTAACCCAACAATCCTCTTCATGTTGGATTACTTTTTTTACCTCTTTTTTCATGCTATTATTACATTTTATAACCTGTAAATTGCGTTAATGTAATCATATCAATACCACTACAACGTCCTAGTAGAAATCCTATTTACTGTACTTACTAAAAAATGAATTTACTATTTTTTGAATATTTCGATTGAAGTGAATATTATATTCTGAGTTCCAATGACCTATCTTATACACCCACTTGATATTCTTGGAAGATAAACCACCTATATAATAAGTATGATTACATTCTTCTGGATTTATAATACCTCCACCTTCTAAATAAATAGCATAGTGATAGCAAGTATTATATCCAGTTACAGAACTATCTTCTTCTTTGAAGTTTTTGACCATAGAAAAGACTTCGTGACTAATACCAAGTATATTCTTCTTTTCATCAGAATATACTATAAGTTGATAAGATAGCTTAAGTCTATCAAGGTGTCGTGCAATAAGATACGCAATGAAGCAACAACCACCTTTATTAATATTATAAGAACTCACTAAGTTTTCACAAAGCAAATTCAAATTATCTACTAACTTGTGAACATTTAATGCACGCATAGTGCTTCCAATAATTCAATTTCTCTATTAAATTCATTTAAATACTCACTTAATTTTAAAGCTTCTGGATGTTTTTGACTTATCCTATATTGGACTACTTTCTCTAAAGCAGCATCAAGAGGTAAAGCATAAGCAACATTTTTAAATTCACATCTAGGTTCCCCACCTCTTGGCTTTACAACATATAATAACTCTAAATCAAAGTGAATACTATGTTCATTAACCGATGTTAACCGAAAGTCTTCTTCTTCTATTACCATTCCTTATTATAATTTATATAAAACTTGTCTGGAACATTAACTAACATAAGTTAGTTTTCACTTTCCTTTATACTTAGTTAATTTAGTTATCATGATGCAGCTCCAGTCTTTTGATGAATACTGCCTGGACGAGTTAGAGATGCTTTATCCTTTTCTGGTAGCCTATCCCACCATACTTGTGCTGCCTTTAAGTTAGCCACTTTCTTTTTATATTTCATTACTTTATATTTAATTGTTCATTAATAGTAAAACGAATAAACCCAACAGCTTGAGGACAATCATATTCATCCATAGGGGCTAATAGTAAACCTCTCCAAGCAGGAATACGTTTATCCTTTTTAACTTCTCCTATTATAACTTTTCCTGTAATAAAAGAACTAAATTGTTGTTCAACATAATTAAGAGCTTCTTCAACTGTATTAAAAGAAACTTCTTGAGCTAGTGCTTCCTCTAAAGGGACTGAACTACCTGTTAAGCTAACATGAACTCCTGTTATTTTAGCAAAAGTTCCATAATTATAGTTCTTGTCACGATCATCACCATCAAGGTGAACAATACAGAAACTACATCTCTTATCAAGAATAGTTCCTATTTTACCAACATCATTTTTACGAAGTTGATTTTTAGTATTAGCGTGTAGAATTAATATTCTATCACCAACGTTGTAGTTATTTCTGAGTTTCATAATTTATTCCTCCTCATAATCGTCAGTCGTTCCTATCAGCTTGGCTGTCTTGTCGTTGTAGGGCAGGCACTCGTTAGCAAATCCGCAAAGGGTTCTATATGGATAATAGGGGTTCTCCTTATCGTAATGACTAAACATCCCCGCCGTCCACTCACCAACTTCGTCATCGTCCTTACATCTTTCAACTATCCTGTCAAACGGCAGAAACCAATGTATGATTTTCCGCTTGCTCTTCGAGTAGTGCAGGTGGTTAGGCTCCAACATTTTCTCATTCCACTTGGTGATTTCTTCGGGGGTGGCGAGATGGGCGTGTTCTCCAAAGGCATCGCTGTCAAAATACCGCTGGATTAAACGTGGGTCTAATTCATACAATCGGTGAGTGGGATGTTCAGACGCGACCATGTATTTTGCGCCACAGATTACTACATCTCCCACCTTAAACTCAGGCTCCTCTTCTTTCTCTTCAAGTTTCAGCTCCGTGCCTGTAGAGAGGATGTATTCGTAACAATAAGGACGATAATTTATAGAATGTGTGTTTATTTCATGTGTGATAGCATCTATATAAACAACACCTCCTGCTAAAAGATAAGTTGTATACAGACTTTTAATATAGCCCTCGTGTTCAAAGTATTCAATAGCTTTAACTGTTTCTGCTTGATTATTTACTTTAATGTACTTAACCTTATAGAAACTCCAATCTTGAACATCCTTTGAAGGAAAAAACATTGGTTCCGCAGTTGGGTCCGCATTTACATCATAACCTTTAGAGTCGTAAGAACGTGCATCTCCATTATCAGCATAGACAAAAATAGAATTGTCTTCTATATGAGAAAAGACAACTTGACCACACTCTCTTGAATAAAATGGTGTATTTTCTTTACAGTCTCTTAGGAGTTCAATTAAGTTTAATTGAGTGTTATAGAATCCTAATGTATTTTGTTGCTTCATCTTATTATAATTTGCTTTATTATAGTCAAAAATTACTATGGTATTAAATTTTTTTATACCATTATTCTTTTGTTTGATCAATTCCTTCTATAGTACTTGGATAATTTATAAGCGGAAATCTCACAATACCTTCTTTTGGATCGTAGATGATGAAATAAATATCAAACATTGATTCATTATCTTCAAGACCAATAATGACACCATCTTCCGTATCAGAATGATATTCCTTACCAATATATTTTTGGAATTTCTCTGGAACGTCTTTTCCAAAGTATTGTGTTGTTATAAATTCTCCTTTATGACCGAGAAGATCTTTCTTAATAGTTTCTGTATAAATCATATTAATCCCACCAATCCCTTAAATATCGAGTTCTCCATTGATTATAAATCTTCCATGCTTTTTGTTCATATAAATCAGCCATAACTGAGGGAGATTCATATTTAGAAAAGTCATCATCACTAAACCTGTTAGCATTGCGAGTGTTTACATACTTTAGAAGTTCCCATTCTCCATTACCTTTATAATTAATAATAGAGAAACCATTATCAAGTACAATATCTATAAGGCGAAGAGCAGTATTCATTCTTTCTACATCTCTTTCATATCCTACATGACTATGAAATTTAGCAATAGAATCTCGTACTCTTTTAATTTGTTCCCTTTCTACTATTAAAATAGAAAAGAAATCAGAGTCATAACACTCAAAGCAAGGTTTACGATATGCAAACCATCTCTTCACATTGTTAATAAATCTAAGAAACGACCCTTTGGCTTGCTGCAACTGCCAACTTATCTGCTCTATTATTCCATTTAGTAAATTCTTTATCGTCATTTTGATGGCCTTTAACGTGTTTAAATTCAATTTTGTTGCAAAGAGTATGAACTCTCTTAAATTCGTAATCAAAAACTTTCCAGAGAGATTGATTCTTTTTCCTTTTCCAACCTAGAGTAGCACATCCTATGCAATACTCACTATCAGTAACAATGGTTAAAGAATCAATTGGTTTCTTAATAGCCCTAAGACCTATTATAATAGCTGCTAATTCCATTTGATTATTAGTAGTATTATTAAAGCCTTTAGAATACTCAAGGATTACGTTATCTCCTTGTAAGAAGATAACTCCAATTCCACCTTGATCACGAGAAGAGGAATAGGCTCCATCTGTTATTAAAGTATATTTCATAAAAAAAGCCATGCAAGAGCAAAAACTCTCACATAGCCCTGTAAATATTAGGATCGAAGATAATTTACTACCGATTGTAATTTGTCAGCATCTTCATTTCTAAATATAAACTCCTCAAAATCTCCATACTTGGACTTATGTCCGAAGATATATTTGATTGCATTTATAGGACGTTTCAAAAATCTATCTGGAATTAAATGTACTGATACGTAAACTTCCTTGTCATCTGGAAAATAAGAGAAGATGAGTTGATGTTCTGTACCATTACACTGACAAATAAATAACTTTGATATAATCTTCTGATCTGTTGTATTTATCATATTATGTCTATAATTAATTCGAGGAATATAAATCTCTGTTTACTATTATTGATAATGTATCGGATGGTTCTTCGTAGAAGTTATCCACGATGTTTCCTTCGTTGTCCTTTCGAATAATACCTAAAGCCCATAGAGCTTGTGTAAATCGAAAAGTAGGATTCTTGCATAAAAACTCTGTAAGTAATGCAAGAATCTTCTTATTATATTCAATTCGGTCCATCATTAATAGCAGATATTATTAGTCTAATTCCTTCTTTTACTCCACAAGCGTGTGCCCTATTAACTAAATCATTTGCAATTCTGAGAGAAATAACTCCTTCAGATGAATATGTCAAAAGATCATCAATAACTTCTTTCATTTAATTCCTCCAGTATTGGCTCCTACACTAACAAAATTACTATCAGATCCAAACATATAGAGAGGTTCTTCAATACCTAAATGAAGTGGCAGGCGTAGAGTCATAAAATCTTCAGTAGGTTTAACTGTGTCTGTTTGATATAACAAATCAATAGCTTCCTTTAAAGATATTTTGGTTGACTTAATGCGAACATCTTGTAGCCACGGATCTACATAAGTTGTATATATTGGAGCGTTAAGAGAGTCAAATGTTACTATAAGAGTACGACCTGTAGACCCACTTAAACCATAAATGACCTTAGTTTCACTAACAATAATGGTATCTGTTATCTCTCCACCTGCGTTTCTAACCAACTTTGTTTCTACCTCATAAAGTTGAGAAGTTGGATATTTAACGAGAACTGCAGAATCAACTGTTTTTAACATTCTGTCAAATGTCATTACTGAGGACTTGCTATTTCTACAAGCTGCTAGCAAAAGAGTAACAAACAAAAATAAGATTAATTTTTTCATATTATTAAAATTTATTGAATCGTTATAAATCGATAGCAAAGTAATATAGAAAACGATACTATATCTATTAATAAAGTCCGCGTGAGGAGATTCAAACTCCCAATCCACAAGGGCCCCGAAGTTTAAGTTCGGTCTGTATATCAATTCCAGCACACGCGGTCATCTCTAACACAGAGTCAGAGAATAAATTAAAAGCTCTACTACTTTCACAAGCAATAGAGCTAGACTTAATTTTATTTAGACAACAATTATTTTACTACAATAGTAGCTACTCTACCACTAGTTATACTAGCAGCACCTATGCCTGTAGAGTTAATTACTTTTACTCCACGATCAGTTAAGAAGTCAGTAACTACCTTAGCACGCTTCTCAGATAGAGTTTGGTTATACTCAGCACTTCCTTCTATAGAAGCTTCACCAATTACATTAACTTCTGTTCCTTTTGCTATCTTTGACAGAGTTGTCATAGAAGTTGCGGTTAACTCATCGGAGTTCTGTGCAAAGTATACTACATACTCACCACTTCCAACTTCTCTAATTACTTCTTTAGTTGTAACAACTTCCTTAACGGTAGGCTTCTTTGCCAATTCAGCCTTTAGAGAGTTAATTTCACTATTCAAAGCGGCAATATCATAAGTTTTAAACGAGTGAGTTCCATTAGATGTAGGGAAATGATATACATAACCTACTTCTAAAGCAAGCTGTGCATTATGCTTATTAAACTGTAGCTTTCCACTTCTAGAAAGATTCCAGTAAACGGCTGGGCTAACTACTATTGAATGTACATCACCAATATTAAATGAAGCAACTACACCAGTCTTAGCAGTTAAATCATTCTCATGTCCAGTCCAACTATGCAACCATCCAATACCAGTTTCTGTAGACACTTCAAATTTTCTCGGATGTCCTAGATAACCACATAGCAAGTTACTAAAGTTTATTACTCCATTAACTCCAGTGTTAATAGAGCGAACTACAGTAGAAGCATTACCATAGTGATTATCGCCAAACGAGGCAAGACCCTCGACATTTACACCTATAACAGGGGTAAAATCTTTCTGAACTTTCAATCCTACAACACCATTAAGAGGAAATGTAGAACTAAAATCAAGGGGAGTTGTTGCTCCACCTACTACACCAATAGAAATGTTATCAAGAATTTTAGACTCTTGATAAGCTGTTTGTGCTGAAGCACTTAGAGTAAACAGCAAACTCATTAAGAAAATTAATTTTTTCATAATTTGTAATTACATTAAACATTATTTAATCTTCATACTAAAAATGTCAGTTTCTTATACTTAGTGAAACTGACAAATATCTAAACTACCACCCTCTCTGTGCATCAGAGTAACTTTAGCACTGAACGTAGGTATTGCCTTATTACACGTTCTTATTGTAGATTTACAGAACACCTTTGAATACCTCTTTATTCTAAAGAGAGTAATCGGAGAAACTATCCTATATTAACCTCAATAGGCATTGGACTAGACCAGCTAGCCATTACTTGTTAGTTTTAGTTACAATGGTTTTAAGAAAAAAATCTTGCTGCAAGTGTTCTTTTATATGTATAATTTGAGGTATAATTTTATTCAACCATAAATCCATATCCAAATCCGTTACGAGTTTGAATATATTTTCCGTATGCTCCTAACTTCTTTCTAAGTCTTGATATTGTTACATCAACTACTCTAAAAGATACTTTCTTTTGCCAAACAGTTTCTATAATCTCTTTACGAGTAAATATCTTATTTTGATTTTCAAGAAGAAATTGCAACAATAGATATTCATGTCTTGTCAAATATACTTCTTTGTTTTCAATTAAACAAATTTTCTGATCAAAATTTAATGTTAAGTCTTTAAAAGATATTTTATTCATATTTTTACTTGTATAATTGTCTCCCTAGCAGGAATCGAACCTACATCTATAATTTAGAAAAATATTGCTCTATCCATTGAGCTATAGGGAGAAATAGGTACTATTATCACTAACCGTACCTATAATAATAAATATATGAAAAGGTTAAATAATTTAACCCTTATTTTCTTCAGTCTTTCCAACAATTGCATTAAGAGTTTTCTTAAATGGTATAGATTTAAGAAGTTCAAATGCAGGATTAAGATTTTCAGCCATGCTAGCCATAAATTGACCTGCAGTATTCTCATTACCATATACAGTAACTTCTCCAAGGTGAATATGTTCAAATACCTGAGCTTGTGCTTCAGCAATACCCTTAAGCTGATCAACAGTCTTAAACTGAACCACCATTTCTGGGGTCATACCTGTTTCAATCATCTTCTGGACAGCTAGTGCAGGAGCCATTTCAATAGCTTGAACCTTATCGGCCTCAGCCATCAAAGAAGCTCTCTTGCCCTCTGCTTCAGCAAGAAGCTTCTTCTTGTTACCTTCTGCTTCAGCTTCAGCTTTAGTTTGTATTGCAGTAGCTTCTGCAAAAGCCTTCTGACGAATAGCTTCTGCTTCTGCTTCTGCTTCTACAACTTTCTTCTGTTTCTCGGCTTCTGCTTGAATAACAATCTCTTCTTTCTTCTTCTGAGCAGGAACAATTACTTCTGCATTAAGCTTAGCTTCAGCAGCTTTAGCAGTTTTATTAGCAATCTCTATTTCGGCTTCCGCCTTAGAAACACCTGCTACTCGCTGTGCTTCTGCTTCAGCTTTAGCAGCCTCTCCTTTAGCAGTCGATACTTCAATAGTCGCTCTTTGTTCTGCTACGCCAGCTTTCTTATTAGCTTCAGCAGATCTTTGTCTCTTTTGAGATTCAAATTCTGCTACTTTGGCTTCCTGCTCGTTGATAGCTTCCTGTGTCTTTGCTTCTTGCTCTTGCTCTGCCTTAGCAATACGAACCTGCTTCTGAGCTTCTGCTTCAGCTTGTGCCGCATTAGCTTCTGCTTCAGACTTGGCAATAGATGCAACTGCTTCTGCTTTACGAGCTGCTTTAGCTGATTCTGCTTCTGCCTTAGACTTGGCCATATTAGCTTCCATCTCTGCAGTTTGAGCAGCCTTACCAGACTCTCTAAGCTTTTCTGCTTCCGCAAGTTTAATTTCCTTATCCTTGTCAATCTCAGCAACATTTATAGCTTGTTCTTGACGAGCTTGTGCTACTTGAGTTTCTCTTTCTTTGTTAGCTTGAGCAACGGCAATATCCTTTTCCTTAGTAGTTTCAGCTATCTGAATTTGTCCTTTCTTCTCCTCCTCTGCAATATCTGCTTGTGCTTGTGCTTGTGCTTTAGTTGCAGCTTTCTTACCAAGATTCTCAATATAATTTGCATCATCCTTGATTTCAGCATTATTAATATTGATAATAGTAAAACCTACTTTATTAAGTTCTGTTTCAATACTTTCCTTAGCTTTACCTAAGAAAGCAACACGATCAGCATTAATTTCTTCAATGGACATAGTAGATACAACACTTCTCATTTCACCAATAAGAATATCAGTGATTTGCTGAGAAATTTCGTTTGTAGAACAAGTTAAGAATCTACTAGCAGCATTTTGCATAAGAGTATCTGTTGTTCCAATACCAGTTGTTAATGTAACAGGAATTGTAACATTAATAAACTGAGAAGTAGGGCCTTTTACAGTAGCTTGAATCTGAATAGGTTTAAGAGACATTTTCCTCCAATCTTGGATTACTGGAAATACAAACGTACCTCCACCATGAATTATTTTAGAAGGAAGAATGACAGTTTCATTCCTACTCATCTTTGGATTGAAGACGGTTTTCTTTCCTGCTTTACCAAAGACAACTAAGATTTCATCACTCGCACATCTACGATAGCGAGACATCAGACCAATAATGGTCAAAATTACAAGAATTGTTATAATCCCAGTAACAATTAAAGTTGAATCAATCATTTAAGAAATATTATAAATACCTGAATTAAAAGCAATTATTTGACAGATTTCTCCTTGTTTTTTAGGAGAATCTGATATACATACAATTTCAGTATAAGGCTCATCCATTAGATAGCAGGAACTTCTTCCGTCTGATAACGGGGCATATACTACAACTTTCTTACCTATAAGAGCAGACCCCGACTTTGTAGTAGGTTCATAATTGAACTTCATACAAAGTTTATATAGGAAGAATAGAGCAACCACAAAAATGATTCCTACTATAACTGCTCCTATAATAGTTGCAATAGTTACTTGTCCATTAAGCATTAGCCATCCAGAGAACCCCATAACGAAGTGAGTTAGTCCTTTAAAAGACAATAAATCACTTGCACCAAAGTCAATATTTCCATCACAGTCTACATCCAAATCCATATCTCCAATCCCAAGATTAGACAATATGAATTGAATAATAAAAATACCGTAGGAAATTATACCTAAAATATAATACCACTCCATAAGATTAGTCTATCCATTCCCAATCGCAATTGATGCCTCCATATTGTACTTCAAATAGTAGTTTACCAAAGTACGTTGAAAGATGTTTAGCAATCTCTTGAGAAGAAACTGATTGAAAGCCAGCAGTCATCGTGCAAACATCTGAGACCGTACTACCCGAATGGAAACAACCGAGACCAGTTCCAACATTGACAAATGCGTAGCTGCCAACAATCTCAAATACTCTTCCTTCGGATTTAATGCGTCCAAGAATCTTATTACCAAGGCAAGATTTTATATTTCCAGGAATACATAATTCGATAGTTGGAATCCATCTTTCTCCAGTAATAAGATGCCTTTTTTCATTATTAGTAAGAGCAAAGACTACTATTCTCCATGCAACAACCGAGCTGGAATAAGAATCTTTCGGAGCAGCGTAGTACTCTTTAAGAATTGTTTTAGCTTCCTTGCAACCCTTATTTGCAAAGTCTATAACAGTGTCTAGAGCTTTCGTGAAGGTACAAATACTCTCCAGAGAGTCTATGTCTACAAACTCAATTCGTCCATCTTTCCAAACAACTTCTTTATTGTCTGGAACTTCAATTGTTATCTGTTTCATATTTAGTTAATTATAAAGTTCTTTGAAAAAAGTATTTCCTCGAATCTAAGATCATTACCAATATAATCCCTATTGTTTGTCTGATTTCTTTTAAGAATACATAAACGATTAATTCCATCAAGTACTCTGTCAGCTACTTCTTTAGGATAAATCTCAGTTACAATACCTACTAAATTGTTATTAGGAAGTTTCTTATAAGGAGTTTCCTCTGCGAACTTCAGTATAGCATTAAAGATATAAATCCATAGTATAATTTTATTTAAATTATATGTAGGACGGAGTAATCTAAACTCTATCGTTTTGTTTACAGTATAACAGATAGCATTAATGAAGTTACACCAGAAATAACGGGTATGGACTTGCCATTTTCTATTCCTTCCTATGTCATTTGGGTGTGGCTGAGTTAGATCTCCAAAAAACTTCTTTCCTACCAAGTATTCATACATTTGGTTAAAGTCCCTAAAATTTTTTAATGGATTACAGTAATCTTTACCATTATTTTTGTACCTGGCAGAATTAAAAGTATACTGTGGAACAAGATCAACAATGTCTTTTTCTAGTAACTTACACAAATAATATAAGTCATATAACTTCTGAGGATCAAGTGGGTACCCACCAAAATGTATATGCAATGAACATTCTTTGTTAAAGACAGTATATTCATTTAGTGTAGTTACTTCTTGTTCTAAAAGAGCTAATCCTTCACTTCCTCTTAAAACAACAGAAGAATATTCTATTCCATCAATAGATCCATCCCTTAAAGGTATTAATCCATCTCTGAAGCATAATTCTTCTGGCACATAGCCCATAGAAGTTTCAAATTCAAGTCCGAAACTATATTTTAGGTATTTACTTAAAGTAAACTCCTTCTTTGATACGATTTGTCTTCCTTCAAAAAGACGGAAACTCTCTATAGCCTCATATCTTCGTTCAAAGTTATAAGGAAACTTTCCTTGGCCAAAAGTACATACTTCGTTGATAACAATGTCTTCAGGAACTCCAGTTTTATCAAACCAAAATCCACCTTTGTTACTATAACACAGGTTTGCATTTTTTATGTAAACATTTTTAAATCGGAATGGGAACGCCTCTCCTGTATAAACTCCAATTGTTTTAATGTCCTTCGTATCTTGAAAATATCCATAAACCGTTAAATCTGGAGTATGAGATACAATCGCTCTAATACTTTTACTAAAGTCTACAGCTTTTCGAGATACTTCATCTATTACTTGCATTCTTTCTCAACAGATTTAAAGTTAATTTCTACTTTCTTAGGAATATACTCGTCAAGATCTCTAACACCTGCATTAAAAGTATTTTTTATTACTTTTCCACCCAGATATTCTGTCCTACTACTAATTGAGAGAGGTTGAAAAGAACCAGTAAATAAAATAGCCTTAGTTGGAGATATAGCTCTATACATTAGGCCATCTTCTCCTTTAAAGACTTCATCTACGCTAAGATAACGAATTAGAGTTTGATTTTTCTTTCTAAATTTTATACCATCCAAACCACTTTTCCTTCTAAGAATACAGAGAAATCTAAAGCATTTATCGTTCTTTAGCATTACCCCATCAAAGAACCAAAAGGGTTTAGTTGGAGACATTTTTCTAGAGGAACTAATTTCAACTCTTCCCCATTTACTTAACATTATCTTTCCGTTTGCTCTTTTTCCTTTAAACAAATAAATATTTTGGCTAAGGTCTTGAGTAATCCAGTTACTATACATTGAATCTTCCAATTCGAATATACTTCTATGAGATCCAAAATCTCTAAGTTCTGGATATACTATTTCCATCTCTCTAGATTGAGTCATTTTATTTCTTGGACAATCCTTAACTTTGACAAGTTCTTTTCCATCAAATTCCCATAAGACATTAGCTGCTAAATTCCAAACATTTAAGTCTTTTCGTAAAGCAAGAAGATGTGTTCCAATGGAAGAAAATATAAGCTCTCTCTTAACTGAATCTATACAGTAACAAAGAGGTCTTTCTTCCTCTTCTTCCTTAGAATAAGTATGTTTCTTAGAAGAACCTTTAAACAGATATGTATGTGGACCATAATTTCTATAGTCAATGGTAACAAAGGCAGAACCTCCATTATATTCACTTAATACATCATATCCACTATAATAGAATATTCGTGCCATAACTTGAGAATCAGTCATACCACTAATATCTATTTCTGGAATATACTTAGCTGCAAGCTCCTTATAATTGTATATAGTTCCATTATGAAGTACTACAAATTCTACTTCTTCCTTATCATTAGTTAAAATAACAGGTTGAGCTGTTTCCTTTGTAATTTTTCCAATAGATGCCTTTCGACAATGTAACAAAGCCACTTTTGCAGTTTTTGTATTGAATAGAAGCTCACTTTCTGGAAAGTACGCTCGGAAGTATTTTTCTTTATCTACTCCATACTCGTATTTTCCATCAATAAACACTCCACAAGAGTCACCACCTCTACTATCATTAGCTATTCCTAAAACACAAAATGCGCTATAGTCAAATGCTCTAGGAATTTTATTAACAATTCCTGCTAATCCACACATATCGTGTATGCTTTTATGATTTTAGACGCTAACTCTACATCACTATTATTTATAGCTGTTTGTATGTCTGAAGAATTAGCTAGAGGATATCCGCTATTATGAGCGGTTATTGCCCTACTAACCTGTCTCCAAACAAATCGAATTAAGTCTATATCTTTCATCAATGCGGAAGATAATACTCGATATTCACATCCGTATGGTTTAAGCCTAAAACATCCAGCCTTTCCATATAAGGATCTTCTCTTTTTATCAGAGTCTTTCAATATTGAAGGTATACCTAAATACATATCTAAGTATTTGATTAACATTAGACTAGTATCAATATTGTTGTAATCATATCCTAGATGGATATGCATTCCTGCTGAGCGGATATTAGTTCTATTTCCTTTTGGCTTAGGGTTAGCTTCTTCAGTATACGCATTAAAGTCTATATCGCAGCCAAATTCCTTAGCTTGAGGAGACTTTAATTGGCTCGTAGGAACTAAAGCTGAAGCTGTACACATAATTCCAAGTTTGGGATTCTTACTTTTTACAAACTTGTCAATATATTGTTTCATATATTCAATGCTATTGATAAATGAAACTTCGCTTGTACAAGGAGGAATATTAAATTCGGATAATATGTTATCAGTTTCTATCCCAAAACCATTTGGCATATCATCCGCTTTATAAGGGTTTCCTTTTTCTCCAGGAATAAGACCAATAGCAGAAACTACTTTCTTCGTTTCTTCATTTATTATAAAAAGCTCTGGATCAGCTCCTATAGTAACATTAGTTATTTTCATTGACTAACTTTGTTATAAGGTTACTAATCATTTCTGCGACAGGAGAATTTGGAATCATTTCTGGATGCCCCTGTACTGCTAAACACTTAGGTAAACCTTGCTTATGATATAATACTATTTCTGGTTCACCATTGTCCAGTATTTCCTCAGGGTCAATCTTATCCCCTTCATAGTAATCGCTCCCAACTCCGAAAGCAGTAAAGAGTAAGTCATAATCTTCTTTAGGAAGGTTATAAGGATACTGCATTTGATGATGAGTAGAAGTTATTTCATATATAACCTTTCCGTTAGTTATGCCATGAGTATAACCAGTAGCATGACAGCCACAATTTTGGACTAGTAAGCCCCCATTGAGCACTGACATCAGCTGAGACCCCCGGCATATACCTAAACAAAGCTGATTAAGCTTTACTTGATCAAAGATTTTCTTTTCTTCTTTGTCCCTTTTCAAGTTACTATGGGTTGTTCTATGCTTCGTACATCCATATAAGGATGGACTTACATCTTCACCTCCAGTAAACAAAACAACGTCTGCTTCTTCTAGATTACTAACCAGAGTAGCATCCTTTATAAAATTAGCGTAGTGTGTAGCTCCGCCTACAACGTATATCTTCATTTCTTAATATTTATTTACTCATGTAAATAGGTTTTCTAACTTTATCAAAGTTTTTCTGACTCCAATACTCTATGTCATAACAAGAAAAGTTATTTATCTTTTTAGGGATAGTATGCTTTGGACATTTGAGTTCATCATATATATTATTTAAGCATTTAACTTTTTTAATTTTTTCTCTTATGCGAGATTTTCTAAGCCGTTTACTTACAACATTCCTAGCTATTTGATGTATTTCTCTAGGAGGAAGACAAAAGTAGCTCAAAACTATATTAAACATATCAGACATAGAACTGAATTTATAACATCTTTCCTTCTTTAACTTATAGGCATCAAGGAGAATGACATTATATGGAAACTCATACATATATCTAAGCCATGTTAGAATATATTTATGAAAAGTTCCAGGAACTTCTTTTACGTTTAGAGTAACTATAAAAACTTCATATCCCTCCCAATCCTTCTTCTCTTCAATTTTAAAGGTAAATGGATAAATCGCTTGAGCTTGTTGTAAATGCCGTTTTAGTTCTTTCTTTGTAAAAAGACAAGCATTAGATTTATGTGTCTCCTTTGCAAAGGTTGTTCCTTTATAAAGAACTACCTTATAAGTTTCATTACTTCTATTAGTAACCCTGCTAAAGACATAACTAAAACACGCATGATTACTCATCTGTTTGTTAAAACTTCCTTCACATGAATATTCCGTATAGTAACTTAACAATCTAAATTCTTGCATCTTAAAAAAAATCTCTCTAAAGGAGAGTATTTAATTATTTGCTGCAAAAAGATTTCCAAAAGGATTCTGCCCACTCATCATTGACATAAGCATAAGATCCTTAGCGGAGAGATCATTTTCTGCCATAAGTATCATAGGATTTATTCCTATTGCTCCTTGACTCTGATTCATTAACATCAAAGGAAGCAAGTCACTTTTGTCTTTAGACATGAGCATGAGCATCATAGGATTAATTTGTCCGCCGATATTGCCAGCAAGTGAGATCACTATGCGAACCATAGTCTGATTGAACAAGAAATCCTTAATTGTGTGTACAGTCTTGTTTGCTCCAGTGTAACCAATAGCAGAAATCTTATCGTTATCAAGACTTACTACTTTAGCATAGCTACGATCAAGAGCAATAACATCACCAACTGCAAGTTGCTCTTTAGGCTTACTAATAATATAAACAGGAAGATCAATTGTCAACTCTTCTGGATAAGAAATCAAATTGTTATTCTTATCAATAGCAACATAGCCTGCATTCGTAGATACACAAATGTTACCATCTGTTGCAATACGAATGTCTTCTGCCTCGGTGGGCATCAACATCTCCTTAATGCGACTGGAGAAACTTTTAATAGAATTTTTCATCACCTTTGTTTTATAAAATGGTTTAGCTTCCTTACACCAAGTCTCAAACGGAATAACTTGGCTAACAGAAGTAATTCCGACCTTCTTAAGGCCATACTCACGAGCAAGAGTGTCTATGTACTCTTGATCTTCTTCGTTGAGATTGTCAAGAGAGCTAGTAATAGCTTTCATTACATACAAAGAGTGACCTTTACCTGTAATGATATTATCTCCTGCCTTAACATTAGCGAGAGTAGGATTAAGCTCTACCGAAGCCATGCGAATTTTCTGATTTTCTTTAGCAAAATCATTTACTTCACTCATATTCTTTGGAGCAAAATCTACTCCACATGCATAGATTAAAAATTTATTAAACATATTAGTAAAAAAATTATATTGATAAAAGCGTTTACAAATAAAAAAAAGTCGTGAACATTACCGCTCACGACTTTTCAAATTAAGGATAGAATACTTTTCAAAAGCACGTACTAAAAACTTTGGTATCTTCGCAGATTATAAAGTCTTTATAAGATTTCTAAACCATATCTCTTAATATAGATGTATAGTTAGGATCTTCTGCATATCCAATTTTATCTAAGAAAGTATAGTAACTCCCTCCAACATAGCGATTAGATATGCATTTTTTATAATCCTTTACACAATCAGTCCAATGTGAATAAGAGCGATATTTATTACCCTTTCTTAATCCAAATAAGTTATTAGTTCTTTTGTAAACATTGGACTTTCCCAAATTACTTTCTAGCTTAGCTTGTGCATAAACTATTTCAGCGTGTGGAATATTGTGTTTCTTTAATTCTGCTTTTAAGTTGGATGGGGTTAGTTTCTTTTTAAGGACAACTGCCTCCTTTGGAACTACTTTAGCAGAATCGTTCATTAGTTCTATCTTGATCTCTTTTGGCTCTTCTGAACTAATATGACGCGGCATAAGTAGTCCAATTAAGCATCCAATCAAGAGACCTATCATAGAATAGAACCCATTTTGATAAATTTGTTGTTTCATATCTTTTAATTTAACTAGAAAATACTTATCTAGCAGTCAGAAGTTACTAAAGACAAATCCTGTATGAGATTGCTGTAAACTTCTTATAGAATTTAAACGAATTGCCTGATCTAGATTGCAATTCCTAATAAACTTAGTAATCCTGGAAATTTATACTCCATAATTAGAAATAAACTGTGCCGATTCCAACTATATATACTTCTTGAGTACATACTTGTCTTATCTGTTGTGGTGCACCATAGCTTATATTAGAAGAATAATCTTTAGTATCATGCCAAGACATTCCATCCCAATATCCACAAACAACAAGTTGATTTTGAACAATTCCTACTTTTATTTTAATCCCATTAATGGTATTATTTTTTAAGTAGATACCTGTTGCTATTTGTACATTCTGTGGTTGTTGAGCTTGATGCCAACGCTCTACATCTATAACGTGCATTTGAGCAGGAGCGTCCAAAATAGGATCTGATATAGTATTTGGAACAGAAACAGTACTTGGAACAGAAACAGTACTTTTCTGAGATGGTACACTAGGAGATGTGTAAGTAGTGAAGAAATCACTATATTGTGCAGATGCTGTTAAATTTACTGTTAAAAACAGTAATATAAGTAAATGTTTCATAATAGTTTTCTTTTTAAAAGTGAACAAATTTATTATTAAACTTTTTATAAAGTCAAATACTATTTTGTGTTTTTTCGTATACAAATTGCTAGAATTAGTCCTACTATTAATAGGAAAGCTAAAGCTACCACAATAGGTCCCCAAAATGGAAGTAATACAAACCACCATGACCAATTGATATATCCGAGCAACTTAAGAACAACAAAAATTACTCCTAAAAGGCTCAATACTCCAGGTCCTTGATAAATTATTTGTTTTTCCATATTTTAACTTTTAAAGAACCAAGCTTGGAAAGCTTAGTTACAAATCAGATTATAAAATCAGAAATCCATTTTTCAACTCAGCAAGGATAGGACTCAAACCTATATCTTTAACGCACTACTGATAAGAATACTCTTAAAAGTGAAATCAATTATGCTACCTCGCTACACCTGATAAAAATTTATATTGCTGTTAGATTTCTTATTTATGATTCATTTCATCCTAATCTTTTTAGGAATAATCACTCGATTTAACAACTCTTGATCCATTGCTGTTAAGAACAGCTCTTCAGCATTCTTTGGAGCCTTTGGTTTATTACCTCCTAAGATAAAAGTAACTACACTAGGATCATATCCTGATAAATAGAAGAAATTTGGAGCGTCTGCAAAGTCTTCAAATTTTATTTTAACATTATTTCCATAAAAGGAATTAGGAATATCCCAAAGTATAATTTTAAAGTTATCTACATATTCCTTGCTAAATCCAGCATTTCTTAACCGTTCGATAGCAGTTTGGAAGTTTGTAGACTTTCCACAATAATTCAGCTCTCCATCGCTTACTGCAAGTATTCCACTTGGAAAATCTTCTTCACTAACTCCTTGATTTCTCAACCTAATAAATAGATCAATTACCGATTGAAAATTAGTACCACCATAAGCCTCATAGGTATCATTAATGTACTTATCAACGGGAGTTATACCTTTCCATTTCTTAAGAACACATCTCTTATTGAACACGGCAAAAGCTCCAGCAAACGGACCTTGTAGAAACTCAGAGAAATACAAAGCTAACGACTTAGCAATGCAATTAGAAGATACATTGCAACCTCTAGCTTGTGACATCATAGAACCAGAAACATCCCGGACTACAAGTAGTGAAGAATTAGCTCTATCTTTAGCAGTTTTGATAAGTTGTTCAAACTGTGCATTAATAGTCTGCTCCTTATAACTCTCTATATGTTTGGCATACCAGTGATCAAATGGAGCAAACAATTCATGTACAAATCCCGTAAACTTAGCAACTGGTTGTGAAGAAATCCAACTTGTATATTTCTCAATTAAATTGTGATTCTCCAAGAATTTTGAACTTACTAATAAAGCTAATGCTCTTCCTGCAATATTACCAAAGTTTATTTGGTCATACAGTTGTTTAGAGATAAGTTGTTGCCATTCATGAGCTACACCTTCAGACTTTATCTTACGATAAGCCTTAAAAGCAGCTTCTTTCTCGAGATTTGGATTAAATTTTCTAGCTAGCCACCTACCTATTAAAGTATCAGCTTGGCTTTCAAGAGTTCTACAATTTTTATTGGTTCGAATTGTAGGTAAATACTTACGTACTAGGTGGGTAGTTTCTAGATTGTTTAATCCAGCAGAAATTACCAGATATAGAAAATTCCAATCTAATTTTCTATTATCCCAGCCGTGATACTGTAAGTCCAGAGATAGCATCTGAATTACATCTTTCCATGAGCCAGCTGCTATAAAGAGTGGAAGATTTATTTTAAATGTTTGTGGCTGATTAATTGCAAGCCATAACATTCTCATAATCCCTTCATTTTTCAGTCCTTGCCCTCTTTGCGTTTCTAAAGTCTCAACTTTATTTTTAATTATTACTTTAAGCTTACGAGTTATTAATCTTATATAGATTGCCAACTTAACGCAGAGTTTAGGATTTTCACTCCAAAGGATGTTCATATCCTTTGCTACTTCCTCGTAAGAACGAGGTTCTTTAAAATAAGAAATAGCAGCAAAGTTATCTACGAAGCTATTGCCTGATGTAGAATACTTTAATGCTCCATTTTCAGAAGTTATTTCAGCAGATACTTTTAAAGCCTGCTTAACAAACTGATTCTCAGAAGAATTACTGAGAAGTGAATTAATCTTCTTTTGAAAAACCATAATTATTATTAATAAAATAAGTAAGTGTATAGAGAATCGAACTCTATTTACAACCATTACACCTCGATTGCCTAGAAACTTTCCTCCAACTATGGAAAAGCTTCTAGACATCAGAAATGCCATTCACATTCCCGTTCAACAGAATTAACCTCCCTTTGAGATTCTACCTCTTTCTTGTCTAGCATTTTCAACACCAAACGTCATTTTGTGTCGCAAAATACCATTTCACTAATTTTTTCAATGTTTCATAGTGTTTCAAAACGCAATAGGAGTATAACCAGTACTACACATCCTAGCATAAAGTTCAAAATACTTTTTAATTGCTTTCTTTAAAACTTTAATCATAACATTTTAAATTTTAGTTAATTTTACCTTATCTATTACTCTGTAAATTTATCTTCCTATAAAGGACGTTAGCAAAAGGATAAAGTGTTGCGAAGGATGGATTCGAACCACCGACCTCTAGGTTATGAGCCTAGCAAGCTACCTCTGCTCCACTCCGCGATAATAGTTCTCCTTGAAGGTAATGCTCCTTCTTCCCAGACTAGTCTGTGCTTCACTTTAAAGCTTAAGGAGGCCTACCCTATTAAATAGAGTAAGAAAGAGTGTAAGGAACTTAATAGCTTAACCTCAAACTATTAAATATTTCCTTACACGTTGCCTAAGCCTGCCAATGTTTTTAGAGTATTGGTCAACTCCCAGCATCTTCATGTTGAAAACCAACAAAAGTCACTAGTTTATAGATGACTAGAAACTGAGGTAAAAGGATTTTAAGACCCACGTCGGGCAGAACTCATCCTCAAATAGTTCTTTATAAAAGTAGTAGTCTCTCTTTTCTTGCGCATTGGATTCTATAGAGAACTCATCGGATAGCCTACCTAGGACTGTTTCAGACTATCAGGACGTAATTCATATCCAGTTCCATCTGGAATCAATTAACTACTTGCACTTTAGCAATATAAGTACCAAGTGCTTCATTCACTTCGACTGCTGCTCTCATAGCATCTCCAATATTTGGAAATTCAGAAGCTCTTTCAAGATCGGAAGTGATCACTAATTCGTCTTTATTAAAACGAATTAATGCTTTAGGACTTATTTTAACAATATACATTTTCTAACGAGTAAGTCCTTCTTTTTACTAACAATTAAAGATTGCAAATAGTACTATCTACAATTGTAGTATCTGCAATGGAATCAACTGCTATTGAATCATTAGCAGAAGTAGAACTTGTTGTAGAGTTACCGCAACTCATCATTCCAATTGTCAGAACGAAAGCAAAAATTAGCTTTTTCATGTTCTTTACTTTTTAAATAAACATTAAATTAATCTAACTTTCTAAAGAAAGAGGAAAATCTTGTTGGGAATAATGGACTCGAACCATTATTAGAAGTTCCAAAAACTTCTGTGTTAACCAATTACACTAACTCCCAATTACTTCTATTTAATGACGAAAGTATAGCGTCAGCTAACCAAAAAACAACCTACAATTTATCACTTAACAAACAATCATATCATTGAATAGTCTTCTTAGTAAAGGCTCTTATAATTATTTCAAGGTTGCCTCATATTTGTCTTGTTCCAAGTCAGCAATAAGGTCATCGTATTCTGGAATTATGCAGTATTCTGTAAGTATGTTTGTCTTACTGTATTCCTCACTTTCGACAATCTCGAAGAGGCGATTTTGTCCATAATAGAGCTTGACCAGAGCATTGCTACCTGGTTGTAGATAAATGCGAAGTAATACTGCATTTATATTTACCTCAATGCCGTAAGAGGTAGGCACAAGGATATCTTCTACTTTTTTTCATTTTTGATTTAATTTTAAAGAGTTGATTTGTTTATTTTTAAAGATTTAGAGAGTCCATATACTCGTCAAACTTCTCTTGGGTGTCGAGTTGCCCATCAACCATTTTCTCAAGATCATCAAGACTGCTAATGGAGCAGTCAATCCAGTCTCTAAATGCAGATAAAAAATCTGATTCAGACATTTTACCGAATTTTGTAAATGTTCTCATTTTACTTAATTTTAAAAGTTTCTACTTTAAAAGGTACAATTAAAGTATTCAGATAATGATTATTTTGAGTTTTAAAATTGTTTAATACAAGAAAAATAAATTTGCTGTACATTATCTTATTATATCAATGCTTAAATCAACTAATAAAATTAACTTCTCATATTTAAAAAGCATATATCAACCTTTATATTAATCCTGCTAAGCAGGATATAACTCTTTCAAAAATCTATGCAAATATAATAGTTAAAGAGGATATTTCCAAATTTATTACAAGTTAATTTATGTAAACTTGATTTAAATCAAGAAATTCCTCTCTAACTATTGCATGATAGAAAAATGGCTATAATTTTGTATAAAAAATATTCACAGAGGGAAATATAACTTCAAAGTTGTACTCTTTTAACAATTTAATTGCGTTTTGTATTTCTTTAATATCAGTCAATTCTTTATTTCTTCTCTTCTGAAGATAATTTCTTCGTTGACTGATATAAATAGTATACACTTCCTGTAAAGTTGTATAATGTATGGGTTTTTGAGGTGCAGAAAATGAGAATCTACCATTTCTATACCTTATAAGCCCAGAATGCTTTAAAACACTCCAAAAGTCATTATTACACAAAACTCCACACCTTCTTAACTCATTCCGAAATTGATCTTCTGTAAGTGTATTACCTGCTAGATTTATACGAAATTTGTTAAGTTCTACAATGTGATCTTTAGCCTTAAATGGCTTGCGTCCCCTTTTCATACATTAAGGACTTGGAAAGCAATGTTTTCTATTGCATCTATTGCATAGATATACGGTCTACCTTGTACTACATTAAGAATAGCTGAACGCATAGCTTTCTTCTTTGCAACAAGCGCACGGTAATTCTGTTGAGCTTGATTATAAGCCCTTACTGCTTTACCATTAGAAGTATCTTGTGGTACAATTGGTTCTACTATAAGAATTGGAAGGATAATATCACATATTCCTCCATTCTTGTTAAGTTGAACATCTATTTTCCAATTTTCATCTGCAGTTTTGGGAACTGTAATTGTTTTTACGATAGAATTACGTCCTATCATTTTGTTACTCCTCGGCTAGAGCTTCATATTAATGCCGACAATTATTTTAGTCGTGTTGACTAACAGTTCACTTTATTTCTAATCTGGAGCTACTATTATTCACTCGAAATAAAGAAAGGAAATAGGACTCCCTATTGGATTCGAACCAATGTCTCTTCTTCTACAAGAAGCTTCCTTACCCATTAGACGAAAGGAGTCTGACGCGTATCAATGAAAGAAATAGAACCCGTTTTAGAGATTGAAGTTGTATAATCAATAAGAACTCAAAAATCAATTACTGCAAGTTCTAGAACTTCATATCAAGGAGCAATCCAATTATAGATTGTATTCCCTATGCAATAAAGATTAAATATCAATAGAGCAAACATTAATATATAAAATAGAGCAAGTTTCATTCTTTTAATCACTTTTAATTGTCCAGTTTGAATTACCATATACAAACTTATAAGTAGATGCGGATTTATATGAAATAAAGGTTCTCATAGTATTACCAAAAGAGTCCCTAACAATGTAGCTTTGATTGCTCATATTCTATTCCTTGTTGAAGAAGACAACGATATTGAGAAGTTGCTATTTCCTTCGCATCTTCATCTTTACAAGATTTCCAATATGGAAGAGAAAAAGTCCAGAGTCCTTGAATATTACCTAAGAAAACTTCAGATTCATCCATTGTTGCAATATCATTAGTACGGAATACTCCATATTTATTAGGTGCAAGATATGGATTATTGCACAAATTATTCCTACCTAACGTCTTATGTACTTTAAAAAGTGTAGATAGTTGCGATTCAGGAATTAGAAGAGATGCTTGTTGTAAGATAGTAATCTTACGAAGTCTCTCTTTTTTCTTACTCTCTTTTTTCTTAAAACATGCTGCTATTATAGTAATAATTACTATGGGAATTAAAGCTGATAACCAAATCATAACTCATTATTAATTTTAAGGATTCGACACCAAAGATTATAACCAGAATATTCTTTCAATTCCTCTTCAGTTATAAACTGAGATAAGCAATAAGAAAGAATAAGGGTGCCTGAAAACATAAAAATCCAAGCACCCATATCCAAAAATTTATCTGTAGTACCAAGTAACAATACCCACAGAAGAACTATAAGATAAAAGAATAATCTTTTCATTAATTTAGAAATTAAAAAGTTGTTTCTTTTGTTCCCTAATTTTCTCACACTCACGTAATGCTTTAGCATTAATATAGAGTTTAAGATATCCTTGTTTATTTAAACAATGTGCTATTAACATAACTTTATACACTTAACCTATTAAGTGTGAGGTAATGAATTGTACAGATGTCTATTCCATCTAGTACCATGTTGTCAAAACCTTAAACAAAGTAAATCTAAGGATTGTGTTACTATTCTTCACACATTTTACTAGATCTTAGAGAGCCATTATCATACGATAGTTTCTCTCTCTAAGATTTCGTCCAAGTCTCATCAGTAGTAATTTTAATGACTCCTTGGCTGTCTTAATATAATTTTTAATTTATCTGCAATAAAAAATGCCGTCTTTCCATACTGTCAAAGCAGTTTTACATCTTTGCTTAGGATAACAATATGACTTAGTTCCTTGTGATAGTATCGCTCTATTTCAATCTCTTCGATTCACAAGGAGGTAGTTGTAGAGATTGTAATATCCTTGCCAGGATT